GACTTGAATGCCTTGAAGATTGCTTCCAACAATTTCGCATGATAATCAGCATCCGTTTCACTATTGATAGCGTTTGCGGGAACGCTATAGTAAACGACTTCCTGATCCTTTGTAACATTGGATAGAATGGAGTGAGCCATAATCTTCATGATTTCAAAGGCGTCACGTTCCTTCGGGTTAACACAGCCATCCTTCATTGGGCGACGAAGCTCAACAGTAGGCATCGAATAGGCCATATTCATGGCCGCTTCGCCGAGAGCATAGGCGATTTTCTGGTCTTCAAAACGAATAAGAGGCACTTTAGCCGACTTGTTCATCATGTTATACATGAAGTCATTCTCAATTAGGATCTTGATGAATGCATTCATCTCTCTTTTGTAAACCAAGTCACCAGCGTCATTACGCTTGCAAGAAACAAGGTTCATCGTTCCAGCGTCAAATCCGAGAGCCATTCTTTTCTCCTTTTACAATACCAGTAACAATCGACCATCTATCACCATTACTGATTCGAGTTACTACTGTTCTACTAACGCCAAATTCTTTGGCAATTTCTTCATGTACACATCCAGTCTTTAATCTGGACACAATGGATAAAACCTTGGTCTCGTCCAATTTAGTCTTAGAGTGGTTTAAGATCATCTTCATTATCACATCAGACGACCTTGATTTACCATAATTGGGATTGTTGCATCCTAAATAGTTAATCTTTTTCCACTCGCTCATTTTTGACTTAGAATCTTCACTGTGCTTTTTGCCATAAAAGGCATTTTTGTCGCCTGTATGACTCAAGGACATTTTCATGCGAGTCTCTTTGGATAATCTACCACCCACGATATCTTTCGATATGTTATAACAATGAATTGATTCTGAAATAAAATTGTGCTCTAACGTATTGAGTTCGTCTTCTAGACATTCTTGCAATACGATAAATTCAAAAGCAGCTTCTCCATATTTGTTCCAAGCGTTCTGCAAATGTTGATTGTCGTGCTGGTTTTTTCTTAAATTTACCTTATGGTTATAGAACCGAACGACACAGTCAACAGACTGACCGATGTAACATTTGTCATTCACTTTGTTTCGAATCTGGTAGATTCCGCAAATCCTTTGCTTCATCTTATACTCCTTCAGCCTTTTCAAAACATGGGGTCGGGGCAGAAAGCTTGCGAAGGTCATCGCCAAAATATTCAGCGAGTCTGCAACCCTTCTCAAAAATATCTCCGTAGAGCATCAACGAATAATACTCAACCAACTCTGCGGCATTATCCGAAGTTCTACGAAGAATTGCACGATGATTGCCTGAAGGATCTTTTTCAACAAGAGATCGGTCAAGAACCACAGCCTTAAATATCGCCGGTTCCCAATTAGGTTCCTTTGACAGATCAGATACATCGTCTCTTGTAGTAAAAGTATCTACATAGACTAATTCGCCAATACAAAATTTGAAATTGTGTGTAATCATTCTGTCTTTCCGAAGTCAACTACCTTGTTACTGAACGATGAGAAGTCTGGAATTGTGAACTCCACATTGTCATCATCCACTTCTGCTCGATCCAGAGATTGAACCGAAGCACTAACTCCACCGGCTCCATTGATGTTAATATTCAACTCAAGTGTAATGACCAAGTGACACTCTCCATCCTTAGTAACAGTCACAACTTGTGTTGGTTTAATCTTATGAGCCATTTTGGTTATTTACCATCAGAGAGTTGAATTATTTTCTGGTAAAGGCCATTTTTCGAACATCTTATCCAAACCCTCAACCAACATGTCCTTATTGATCTCCGTCAAACATGGCTTTGGATTCTGTTTTGTCTTAGGGCATTGACCCCAATCATAACATGGTCCACACGTCCAACACGGATCTTTATCTCGGTGCTTTTGTATGAGTACAAAGTCGTAGTATTCACCATAGACCTTGCCGTCAGCAAAAGTAAAAATACCAGTCAAGGGCTTACCCAAACCACCTGCACAGTGAAAGGCTGACGTGTCCACACTGACAACATAATCAGCATTTTTAAGTACAGACATCCATTGACGAATGTTTAAGCTATGTATGCTGGGGACGCCACGCTTTACTAATGGCATTACAGGGTATGTATGAAGACCAACAACACAACACCCTCTTTCATAGAGGTTGTCCACGATAGCATTTAATTGATGATCCAAAAGATTCTTGTTTACCATTGCTGAAATGGGGCAAACAATCGCAATAGGCCCTGTACGATTACGATATGTCTCAAGAATATCCTTGCCTTCTTTAAGCTCGTCTTCTGTGAAGCGGATGTGCATATCATGCTTCTTGAGATTGACACCACAGTGCTTCGACCAGATATCACTTCGATTCAAGTCTGATTTAGGAGCGATCTTCATTTCGTGACGACCACAAGCGGTGGTCGTATTGTAAGAGATAATGTAATCTGTCTTCTCTACCTGAGCAGAGTCAAGAACCTTGTCAATATACGGATGATCGATCACCGCTTGATGGTATTGGCTCGGACAAGCAAAATGTACTTCACCATCACCAACCAATTCCTTAAAGTCCTCAAACATCATCCGATGCATGAAAATATCACCTAAACCACCAACAGCACGAATGATAAGCACTTTGTTTCGCTTATCATAAAATTCCCGTAGATTCAGTGTGCGATAGAGGTTCTGAGGCTTGTTGATTTGAATCTTACGACTTACGATCTTCTTCGTCTTTTCTACGATTGCCATGAGGTTCTCCTATGGCATAGAAGAGTAAGTATCAAATAAAAGAAGGCTGGGGATTACCCAGCCTTCAGTCATGTTGTCAATCTTGGTGTTTCATTAGCTGAGAACAGCGGACTTCACAGAAGCAAGGACGGTAACCGAACCGTTGCTGGAAGCCGACTTGAAACGAATCATGGTGATGTTGATATCGCCAGAGTTGAAAATCTGGCTCTCGCCAGCGGCGAGGGTCAACACAGCATTCGTGTCACCGTTGAGTTCGAACGTCAAAGCGATCGAACCGTGGGTGTTCTCAATCTGAACGAACTTAGCAGGAGCACCGTAGGTGCTGATGAAGTCGATCACATTGTCACTGTTGTAAGAAGTTGCAAGAGCAGAGAAGCTGTTAGCGTACAAGAAGGTGTTCTCCTCTTCGATATCGCTATAGATCGAACCGTCGTCAGTCAAAACTTCGACGATTGCCTGATCGTAAGGAACCTGTGGGTAAGCGAAACGCTTCCAGTAATTGCAATCCGTGAAAGTGTCGCCGTCCTTAAGAAGACGGTTGATTTTCTTCGGTCCCATTACGTAAACCTGACGCTGCTTAGAAACAGCGAATGGAGTACCAAGAGCACCGTAAGGTGCTGGGGAACCCGGATGAGACGATGGATCGAGATCCATACGGCCCTGACCAACGTTGTTTAGTTTAACTCGAAATACAGACATTTTATCTCCTTAAGATAAATGTGTTGATGTTTCCGTCTTCTGTTGTAGATATGCAGCTAGATTGAAAATTAGCTTACTCTAATGTCAGAATCTCTATCGATGGAAACATCTTCTTCAAAAATTTGGTTCCAATGCCATTGTCAAACAAAATCACTGGAATTCCCGAGGCTGCGGCTCGGATGAGCGACACACTCTCCACGCCTATTAGCAACCCTGCATGCCGCCAATCTCCATCCTGTTGTGATCGCAGCCCTCTTGCCTGTACAACTTTTGTAGCATGGGCTATCTGCCGAGCCGTGAGAGGCTTAGTTGGATAATTCCCATGTGTTACAATCATCCCAATATCGCTCAAGTCTCTTAAGCTAATAGGGATGCCCAAGTTCATCAATCCAGACTCAGTGACGAACCGCTCTACAGGATGCCCGTCCTGCTCGTACTTCAATTCCTTGATGTGAGCAAACGTATCCTTCTTAATCTTCAATTGTGATATCGGAAGAACCTTATTGCTCGGATCTGCCAGAACCGTTAAAGACTCATCACGGCAACTGATATAGAAGTTCATTCCGGGGAATGAACGCTCAATCAAAGGCCGAAGAAGTTCTAGAGCAACAAGATACTCGTCCGATTGACCAAAGTAACAAATGCAATAGTTGTTCTTGATCTTAGCGTATTCTTCAAAAGCGATCAATACTTAGCTCCGCATTCAGGATTATACTCGTAAGAGATCACGCAATGATTCTTGCCCGGCTTCTTGTTCCACTTAATCTGAAGCTCGCCGCAGTTCCAGTCAATTGAAGAACCCTTTGCAAGACCCTTCGCTTCTGGACGGCCAATGTCACAAAAATAGAACTCACCTTTCTCATTCACAACAAAGGTTTGCACAGGAGTGAGTCCTTGATACACGGTGCCAGCGAGAGTTCCCGGACAAATTGGAGTGCATTCCAATGGAGCATAAACAGATTTGGAAGTCTTGCCGTCATTATATGAAGTGAATTCATTTGACTTAAAAATTGGCGTATAGACACAATCGAGACTGAAATCTTCTTCGCTCCATGATCGTAGTGTAGCAACATCCTCGGCAATCTTCATCTTAGTATATGATTCCTGTTTGTTGACTTCTACATGTGGGAACGTTATGTTTCCAATGTCTTGAATTTTGTCGTAAATGTACGGCTGATCAACACTCGTTAGTTTGATCTCTGGAATTTGACCGAAATCTACTTTCATCACTTTGTCGTAACCCCCCATCCCATCGTAAAGGGGTGAGCAAAATTTTGGCAATTCTTTTTCTTGAAGCTTCGGAGTGAAGTCCAACTTCTCAATACAAGTTTCTCCTGTGCGAGTTGGCATGAACAATACACAATAACCTTGATTCTCGCAGATATCCACCCATTGTTTAATTTCTTGCTTGAACTTAGACATAAACTTTTCCACCCGGTCAGGAGGAAGTGATCCAACATGAGTGTAAACAACCATCGTGCCAACGTAATTCTTCTTTTCTTCTGAACCTCTTGCAAAGATATCTGCCATGCGTAACTCCTGAGTGATTGGATATATAATGATAGTATGACAGAACAAGAAAAAGCCATTGTTGGTGCCGCTACGATAAAATCCTTCGTTGATCAATTCGGAGAGCCAGATCAAGCAATGGCTCTTGTACTTGAAATTTTGATGGAGGAATTGTATAATGCATCGCCTATTCATTTATTTGGCCGGTCGCAGCAAGAAGGGCCTGAAACTAGTCTCGATGATCAAGGGAGACCAACAGAAAGTGGTTTCCCGAGTGTACAGTCTGAAGGAATTGAACCTACCACCGACGTGGGAATTCAAAATCTCGACGATCATCGATGAAAACAAGATGCTCTATGAGCCTTGGGTAGAATCTGCTTCTTCTTACAACGAGCTTCGTCAACGCCTGATTGACCGTGGCTATAGCGAAATTCCCGCAGGAATCTCACCAATGGTGAATTTTGATAGCTATGATAAGGCACCTGTTGCCAATACCAGCAGTTGTAATGTGGTCAAGACAATGTTAAGGAAAAAACAATGATCCTATACCCAATTCAGGGAAAGTATAAGGGTGACGAACAATTTGACATCTCCATCGTTGTTCCAATGTACAAAAGTCGAGAAGTCATTGTGGATCAAATCCGCCGCTGGCCGACCACAGATAAGGGACTGAAAGTTGAAATCATCTATGTGGACGACGCTTGTCCTCAGAAATCTTACAAAGCTGTAATCCGTGAATGGGGCAATCGACGTGATGCTCAAGATTTTCACGCCCGCATTATTATCAACGAAAAAAACAAAGGCTTCGGCGGTGCTTGCAATTCTGGTGCTCATTACGCCAAAAGCAAATATGTCATCTTCTTGAATGCCGATACTGTTCCTGAACCAAATTGGCTTCATCCAATCTACGAGACCTTTGAGAACGATCCAAAAGTTGGAATTGTCGGCAACCTTCAACTCAAAGAAGGCGGCGAGTTTCATGGAACCATCGATTCGGCTGGGTCAGAATGGTATTGGCCGGAGACGAATTTCTTACACATTGGGCGTCATATTTTCAATGGGGAGATTCTTGAGCAACCAATGAAGCCAAGAGAGGCGAAATTGACTCTTTGTGAAAGACAAATGGTCACAGGGTGTTGTTTGGCAATCCCGACGGCTCTATTCAAAGACGTTGGAGGTTTTAACCAATACTATCACATTGGATATTGGGAAGACAGCGAACTGAATATGAATATCCGTGAAAAAGGATACAAGGTCATGTTCCAGCCCAAGTCTATCATTTGGCACAAGCTTAGCCACGCTAAAGTTGGTAAACATGATTTCCACGATATCAACAAGCAATACTTCATGAACAAGTGGGATGCTTCAGGTCGCATTGATCAACTTGTCAAAGAATCAGGCCCACGTCCATTGACCCGAGATAAAATCAATCTGATTTTAGTGAAACGTCAGGCTGCGAACGGTGACGTATTGTTGGCGGCAGGCGTGCTCGGTGCGTTAAAGAAACGTTATCCTGATGCACGTATCCATTTCTGTACTGGTTGTCCAGCGACTCTTTTCGGTCATCCTTATATTAACCACGTTATCAACGAGGTAGATGCGTTCAACTTCCTACACAGATACAATCTGATCGTGGAACTTGATGACATTTATGAAGCTCGTCCAACAACACCTCTGGTAAATGCTTACGCAGAAGAAGCTGGTATTCCTGTTGAAGAAATGGAATACCACATGCATCACACGAAGCCATCAATCGAGCTTCCTGAGAACTATGTTGTCGTTCATGCTGGGATGACAAATTGGGTAGGACGACAATGGAAAGATGCTCACTTCGAAGCGATCTGCAAGAGGATTATGGCAGAAGGCCATAATCTGATCTGTATCGGTAGTACAACAGATCGAGAGATGCCTTGCACCTTGGATCTTCGAGGCAAGGTAACTCTCTTTGAAACCGCTTGGGTCATTAAGCATGCCAAATTCTATATCGGTATTGATTCTATGCCGATGCATATTGCACAAACATTCGATGTCGAAGGAGCTTGTTTCTTTGGTTGCATTAAACCGGAATATCGCCTCTTCAGAGAAAGTATGAAGGCTTTGACAGCCCCTAACCTTCCTTGTTTGGGATGTCACCACCGCAGAATGCCGCCTGTTACTTCTCTCAACTTCTGCGAAACAGGTGGTCTGGATTGCGAAGAAAAACTTACTGTAGAAATGGTTTGGTCACAAATTAAGGATAGATTATGCAAAAAGAGTATGTAGAAAGACTATTCCTTCCCAAGATGGAGTTCTATCGGGAAGTCTACAAAAACAGCCCTCGGTGGGATGGTCTGAGTGATCTTGAAGGCAAAGATGTGATCGTGTATTGCGAACAGGGTTATGGCGACATTATCCATTTTGCTCGATACCTAACACCTCTCAAGTCCCTTGGTTGCCGAATCCACCTTCATTGTCCAGAACCACTTCACGCCTTGCTGTTACAACATGTCAAAGGTATTGATTCTGTATTTGACAAAGAAGAAACGAACCTACCACATCACGATGTTCATACTCTGAGCATGAGCCTACCATTCCTACTTGGTATCGTGGATGTGCCCGTTCCTTACATTAAGATCAATGAAAAAATGGACTTGTCAGGCGAGGAAAAGCCGGGGTCTTTCAAGATTGGTATTGCATGGGAAGGAAACCCGGATCACTCAAACAATGATGAACGTTCGGCTCCTTTAGGTGTATTCCGTCAGATCCATAATATTCCAGAGGTTTCTCTCTACACGATTCAACAGACTCTACACAATGCAAAACTTGTAGAGGGTTGCGAGGATATGACGATTTACGGAGCAGCCTTGCCAGACTTCCGAGCGACGGCAACATTGATCAATAGCATGGATTTGATCGTTAGCGTGGATACATCAGTTCTTCATTTGGCAGGAGCAATGGGCAAGAATACCATTGGACTTCTTGGTAAAAACAGAGACCCCCGATGGGACTCGGGGGTCAAGTGGTATCCGTCTGTTACTTTGATGGAGCAGGATCGACCCGGTAATTGGGCATCGATTGCTGCTCAGATGACCTTCTATGTCAGAATGGAAGTCACCCGTTGGATTACTCGTCAACTACAATCTTAACACAGAAACGTGGCATCTGAAAGGTGCCACTCTCTACTTCAATCACAAGATTACGGCCATTGATGCCGGTGATCACGCCGCCCGTTTCCATGAGTTCATCAAGAAGCTGATCGATATCAGCATCGGCTTCTTGAGGCTCAATGGTCTCTTCAAGCTTGTTGCGGCTCATCTTGGCAACAACTTCTTTGCCAAGGAATTTGTTCTTCGGCTTTGCAACCCGGACTTCTTCCTCTTCGTTAAGGTCGAAGAATTTCTTCATGTCTTCCTGCTTGGACAGCCAATCTTTGAATTCATTCATTGAGAAATTAGGACGACGCATGTTCCCTCCGTATAGGTTAAAATTGACCTGCTGGGTTGGCCGTTCTTGCATTCGGGTTTGTAGCCATATCTGGCTGAGGCACGGCGGGTTGCGTCGGTGCGTTCTGTGCCCCCATCAAATCTTTTCTCAAATCTATCAAACCTTGAATCAGTTGAGTTAGTCCTTGTGGGTCATTCTGCAACATATTCTTGGCTGTACTCATCAACCACACAACACTTTTACCTACACCACCTGCCGGTGCCTGCGGTGTAGCTACAAATTCATCCAAACGACTTGGGTGATTCGTTTTCATCCAACTATGAAAGTCTTTCATTTGAAACCTCTTCAAAGAATGCTTTAACTTGTTCTTCGCCAGTTATATATTCAGCATGAATCGATTTCGGGCCTGAAGAATAATTGCCTACACGAATTCCCGCTGTCTTCAACCAATAAGCATTAGCATCAATGATTTCATGTGATCTCAGATGTTGAGGATAAGTCCACAGGCCATTTTCAAGCTTGACGGCTGCTGACTTCTCTTCACTGAAAGAGTCATCACAACAGAACAACATCACCTTAGATGCTCCAAAACGATAAGCCATACCCATCGCCGCACAGATCGGATTCCGGTAATCATCAAGGTAGTATCGCTCTTCCTTGGGAAAACCAAAATCCCTCTCAGGTGTTGGATCGTAAATATACTTCATCCCACCATATTGCTTGAGAAATTCCAAGTGCGTGCGTGATGAGCAGATTGCTGTCGGGAAGTAGCGGCGAGGCATGAAGTACATGCAATCTTCGTATGGGTTGTTGACAACATAGAAGTTAAGGATTCGTTTCTTAGCACCTTCCATGAGAGGCCATTTCTTCAAGGCCCCGTTGGTCGCAATGATGGCAGTGTTAGCCGGGAGATTGCGAAGAAGTTCAGCCTTCTGTACAAACTGGTAACCATCAGAGACAATTACAACATTTGCAAAGGAGAACTTCTCTTCTGCGATATTTCCAAGGTTCAAAGTTTTAGAGGCGAATTCGTTCTTGACAACAAGAAACTGATCTTGAGGTGGGATCATGCAACTTTCATTAACAGGCTTTGTTCCCCATTTAGTAAAGTTTCTGATCCACACACCTCCAGCGTAAATGTACTCGTTTCTTGTTGATTTGATCTTTCGAATTCTCATTACCAATCCTTCTTGTGTCGATTTAAGGTAGTGAAGCCAATGCCGATCTCTTTGGCAATGGAACGCCAACCAAGACCCTGATTCCTCAATTCAATTGCTCGTTGCTTCTTATCATCCGTCATCTGAGAACGGATCTGATCAAATTCCGCACACACGCCACTCATCGACAACCAAGGTAAACTTACACCACATCGATCAGCAATATCTTTCCAAGGCATAGTTGGATTAGCCGTCCTTATTTCACGAGCTTGTTGGAGCACTTCTGGTGTGATCGTTCGATAAGCAGATCGTTGATTACTGTTGAATTTACCATCCTTGTATAGTCCACATCGATACAACTGAGTTTGGGACAAACCTGTCAATTCGCAAATTTCTCGAAAACTTTTACCCTCTTCACGATAATCAACGATCTGTTGTTTCACGTCATCTGTAAGCTTAACCTTAGAACCGGCTCCAGTGTTGATATGCAATCCATGATACTCAAGACACGAATAAACAGCAGATCGTGTGATACCTAATTTAATGGAGATTGCATTTTTACTCGTTCCATCTTTGAACAACTTGAGTATTTCACCATTAGTACCAGTATTCCAATAATCTTTAATCTCATTTGTCTTTAGCATGCGATCTATAGATTCTTTGGCGACGACCTGTTTTCCATCAACGATTCTTGTGATATTGTACCCATACTCTCGCTCCCAAGAACGAAAATGCTCGATCCAATAACCTTCTCGAATAAGAAGATCATCAACCGAGCATTCTTCGATTACTTGAAATTCAAATGATTGCTCGCCATATTTTTTCCAAGCATGTTTAAGATGATTGTTATGATGATTCCCATTCTTTAATGTTGGCAAGTGTGATTCTGACCAACGATAATAGACATCCTTGGAAGAACCAACGTAACGTTTACCGTTGATTTTGTTGAGAATTGCGTAAATTCCTGAGATATTCTGCTTCGACATGGTGGCTCCTAATTTGAGACACCATAATAGAGTAAGCTCTCAAGAAAAATCACATATAACTATTTTGTACATGGCATCATCATAAAGCATGGATACTTCCCTTCTTCATTCAGTGAGGCAACGACTGGTTGGAAATCAATCTTGAACTCAATCGGACTACCCTTATAAACAAGTTCCATCTGTGGGATTTCTGTTGGGAATCTTAGATCAATAGCATCTGGAATACCAGTTACAGGAATCGACTCCGGGAAACCAGTGACCGAAATTGAATCCGGGAACCCTGTTACAAGGATTGACTCAGGAATCTTGCCAACCGTTTCAACTGTAATCTTACTTGGAATCGGCGATTCCAAAACAACAGAGATCATTTGAGGAATGATCGTGTTTGAGACAAGCTCGATAGTACGAGGAATGTCCCGAGACACAAGTTCAATCTGATCTGGAAGATTCTTTGGCCCATGAATCGTAATGGAACTTGGAATCGGCGTCTCAGGGCCGTGAATGACGATATTCTCTGGAATCTTGGCTTCACTAGCGTCAACCTTGATCGAACGTGGAATGTTATCCACATCGAACTTGATCTTTGGCATCTTCGGCGGAATGATTCGGATCTCTTCCGGAATACCAACTTCTTCGTATTCAACCTTCGTGTGACGTTGAGCTTCGAAAATATCAGCAAATTCGTCGCCGAATTCATCAATACTCTCTTGATCAATTGGACTGGTCTTAGCACGGAGAGTTGTCAAAGTCACTCTCGGCATCTGTCCCCAATCAATTTCGAAACGAGGAAGCTCCGTAGCATTCAAACTCAATTGAACACTAGAATCCGGAATCAAAACAATCGTCGGCGGAATTGGAGGATCAATAACGATCGTCGGCGGAATATCCACGAAGACGTAGCTCGGGATATTGACTCCACCTTCAATGGTAACAGTCGAATACAGAATGTTGACTGGATTCGTTACTTCAATGAACACCTGACTGACCATGTTAATGTCAGGGCCTTCAACGATGCCGGGGAAGCCACCTTCAATGGAAATACACGGAAACACATAAGGCGGCAAGTTCAGTTGCGGTTCTGGAATTTCGCAAGGAACAAAGGTAAAGTCAGGAACGGTCGGTGTATTTGGGAATGGGAAGCTGAATACATCTTCCACGATCTCTGGCGGCTGAGATGGATTATCACGAACAATTGGTGTCTGAATGATCTGACACTTATCGTTCGATACCGTAACAACCGGGTCAACAACAGCATTCAAAGCATAACGGTGTTCACCTTCCAGTTCACTGGTCGTGAACTCTCCGTCGCCAAAGTCCAAGCGAAAAGACACGTTTCCAGTTGTAGCACTTGGAGTAATTTCAACAAGGTAACGTGTCAGAATACCAGCAATCGGACTGTTTGAAATTTCATTGAATGTAAATACAACATCTGGACAGGCAAAGTCGTCAACGATCAGTTCCAATGCTTCCAAATTACGAATTCGCCAATCCAGTGTCTTCTGGCGAGGGTCGAAGTTGAAACCGATAAAATCTTCGGTTTTTAATATCGCATCTACTAACTGGTTGTGATGCTCAGCAACAACGAAGCTCCGAACCCAAGTTCCCGGTGGATTATGCTTGGTCTTTTTGCCGCCAAGGTTTCTTGCACACCGTTTGAGCTTGTTGACTCTATCGTTTTCATCTTTCTCAACAGCATCGTAATAGAACAACTCACCCGAGATATTGCCGAAACCATTATCTGCCCAAATCTCAGGCTTATTGGCTCCAACAGGAACGATCTCGATTTCATCGGCCCACGCAGCATTCTCCACACAAATCTTGGTTTCCGTTGTGTTGTAAACCAAGAAAAGTGAGTAGTCGTCGTCGATTGCCTTTGGATAGACTGGTACTGGAGGAAAGCTCATTAGTAGATACCCATTAACCATTGCTGACCAATTGGACGACTGCCGATAGGCGAGTACGTTGATGCCACTTGGTCAAATTTCAGGAGAGAACTCGTACTGTAATCGTAACTTAGATATGCTCGACGATCCCCATCCGAAGCAACTAGCAAAGAGTTTTCCTCAGAATCAAAGTTCGAGGCACTCGTATCCTGCAATGAGCGGAACTGAACAGAGTTCAGACCCGGCCCATCCAAATACCACAATCCAGTGGTATCACTGTACATTGAAATTGATCCGCTGTTATTGAAGAAGTAAAGACCATTGTTCAAGGTCGTCAACTCACCTTCGATCTTCTGAGGGCCTTGCATATCCTGCAATTTCCTCATACCTTCAAATGGCGAACCGACGCTACCTTCTGTACGATAAAAACTCTTGATTCGGTAATATGGCCCCACGCCATCATTGCGAACCACATATCCAAAATTGTCCTTCCACGTACTGCGGTAAACACTGTAATGTCCATAGATCGGCTCGCCATCTGTATCATAGACAGCCGGATTTTCCATAAGCTCTGTAGCATTATTGAAATCGTTTGCCTGCATTTCGATTTCAGTCAAGCTGTGCGAAGCATTCTGAAGCGTTTGACGATTCAAGTTTACAGGAGATGAGCTAGGCGGATATGCCGTCTCAATCTGACCGAAAATGAAAAAGGTAGCAGCAGGCGAGTTGAAACTTACCCAATTCCAAGGTCGAGAAATTGCATTTCGTGGAGTGTAAGTTCCCAAGAAACCGTTGAACTCGCTGAACTGAATCGTCTCCGTTGAAGGTGCCGAGGAAGCTGGACGACCTGATGCCCAATACAGTAAGACGTTGCCCTTGCGACCTGATTGCAGTGTTGAAGTCGGAGTAAACCCACAGTTTCTACGGAATTCAAACTTCTGTTGATTCTCATTCGGGACACCATTGAGGAAACTCGAATCCCGATTCACTGTCAGTGTTGCCGCATCCGACACCTTAAAGGTCTGACTGATAAGTCCAAACTCGTAAGCACGAACTGTATTCGAACTCTGAAAAGTCCAAAGCCACAGATTAACATATTCAACAATGTCAACGGCGTTTTCGTAAGTCGTGATTCGATAAGCTGCGAATTCAGTGTCCACACGTAGTTTCAGATCATAGATCCCGCCAATACTGTAAGATGCCTTAGTTTCCATGAAGTTTGGATGATCCAAATCATCACTCAAGCTCCAGTTGTATGCAACAATTGGATCGATTGGATTGCCATTATCGTTGAGAGCCTCGCCAGCGTAGGAATAGCCGGGCGTAGCTGAGTTCTCACCTTCATCAATGTAAATGTTGATGAGCGTATTGATCGGCGAACGAATCTTCGGTACAACGGTAAACGGGCCAGAAGGCGGAACGCCTGCTGTTGTGATTTGAGATTCTGGAGATTCATTGAAACGAATGATAGCTTCGTGTGGAGCTTCAACACGAGCGTTAATGTAATCCGGGAAAAAGCAAGAATCTTCGCCGAAGTCATTCTTGACAGTCAACGTTACGCCATAAATGCCCGGCTTAACATAAGTCTTGTTGACCGTACCTCGATCTTCATCATAGACAAGAACATCGATAGCATCATCCGGTACGTCATCGGTCACACTGATGACCGACACGGAGGACATGGTGTTGTCACCAAAATCCCATGTCAGTGTAATTGGGCCTGCTGTTCCGTCTGTACCCAAACGGAAAGTCAACTCCTTGAATTCTACATCAAAAGGAACAATGCCAACACGACGATCTGCGGTGAACCATGCTTTAGGTTGCAGAACAAGCTTGCGAAGGAAGTTGATACGACCCTCAAGAGTTTCACCAAAAGGCAGATCATCAATCAAACCTTCTGTACCGCAGAATTCCTGAATAGCAATCAGTGCATCTTTGCACTGATTATGTTGTTCAGCCATGACATTCTGAGTCACATTGGTGATCTTCTTCTGTTTTGGAAGATCATTGAAATTTGGAAGTAATTCCAAATTTTGGATTACACCGAGAGTCGTGTCTACGCCATTGTAGTAGAAAGAAATAGCTCGGTCTTCTACTTCGCTACATTGTTCAGTGAGCGTAATCATGCCCACCTGCGGCCACCTGATCAATGTAGCCGTATCACCTTCAACCTGAATGGATTTATCTCCCGGATTGTAATCTTCGGAAAGACGCAATCTCATTGAGTCTTGAACAAGGAAGAGTGTTCCATCCGTGTCCAATGCATCGGGATAAAGTGATCCATTTGGAATAGTCATAGAGTCCTCTTAGAGTACACTCAAAAGTTCTGGCAGTTCCATACGCTTTGGACGGCCATTGCTAAAGATGACGAGCAAGCTGACAAGATAATTGCCCGGCTTGTTAAAGGTGTGTGTGGCAGTGTGAATGTCTGGATCTTCTTCGGAGTAGAACGTTCCGTCTCCATAAATCCAGTTACGTTGGACAATGTCGCCGTCTGTCTGATCCACAAAGATGAATTCTTTTGGAATGGTTGGGGAACCATCATCCGTCATCTTGGCGGCTGTTTCTGATGAATAAGGCGATGCGACCGATTCCACATAAAAGAACGGAGGAGCTTCATCCTTGTTGACTTCAATGTAGTCTCTCTTGGTGGCGATACCTTGAGCACCAGTGGAGGTGATCACATTCAGACGTACAGTGTATTTACCTTCCGTAACGTAAGTATGGACAGGACTCTTTTCCAAAGACGTTCCTCCATCCCCAAAATCCCAAAGATAACGAACAGTATGGCCTGTTGTGTAATTCTGAAATCGAACCCGTAATGGCGGCGGGCCTTTGATCGGGAAAGATCGAAAAAGCGGCTTTGGGGCTAGGAAACGTGTCTCTTGGTACTTGAGAATACCATTCAGGGAAGCTGGTGCTGGATCAACTAGAATACCAAGATCAGTTTCCATGTTGATCAAGGCATCCTTTACAGCATTGTGAACGTCGGCAGAAACCGAATTAGACACAAAGACATTTGCAGGAGACCAGACGCTTTGTCGAGATCCTGCAAATCCACGCTTCAAATCCTGAAATGTGTTACTGGTTTTCTTGGAATAATAGACCAACTCGTAGACATCAGACTCGGAGGAACCGATACGAATGATGCCACTATCTGGAAAGTCTGTAGTGTCATCGACGATGATCACCTTGCCATTGTACGAAACTGTTTGTTTAAGTCTCGTTTTGGCGTTGTTTGATACCTTATACAGTGTTTCAAAACTGTCCAAGGCTTCTGGGAACACAGAAAGATTGCCAGTTGTATAGCCTTCATCTGACGCTGAAATACGATCAGCCATTTTTCTCCTTACTTCTCAATACGAGCCTGAGCTTTTAGCGAAAGCTGACGATCTCGTTCTTCAATCATTTCAGATTGAACCTTTTGCAAAATTTGTACCATCTGCTTCTTGATAGGCATTTCATCTTCAAGAGACATGATCACCTGAACAAGTTCTGTGTTCACAGGTCTCTTAAGGAGAAGACAGAGGTTGAGTTCCTCGGTGAGTTTCTCATTCCAGAAGTTACGAAGGGCTTCTGGATCATCGAACGACTTAAATCCGCCCGCTGCTGCCGTTAAAGTTTCGAACGCCTGAACGAAATACCCAACTTCTTCAAGAAGGTACTTCATCTTCAGTTTCAGCTTGTCATTGTTTTTGACAACTGAATCTTTTTGACGTTGCAGTCTGCGTTTTTCGATCTCTTGCTCTTGTTTGGCAAGAGCGTCGATTGTCAGTTGTGTATCCAAACGTTGTGCTTGAATATCTAGTAATGCTAGGGCATCTTCTCCATCTGCGATTTGGAGTTCGAGCATTTCTAAACTCTGGCGGCGATCCTGCAAATTTCTTGCAGTTGCCCAAATCTGGCCGTGGATGGTAGGCTCTTTGCCCACTACGAAGTTTTTGAGTTGAAAGAACGTGGAACGATCTGGAATTTCAATCTTCGAGAGAATGCCGTCGGCTTTTTCAATAAGTTGTGTTGACAATTTCGGTTCCTTAGTCAGAATACTGGTTTTCTATAAGAGTAAACGGAGAGCAAATGTCCAGCTATCTTGCAGACAAACGTTGTTATCTTTCAGGCCCAATTCAATACGATGTTTCGGGTCGAAACTGGCGTACTGAACCTACGAAGGTTCTTACAGAAGAGTTCGGGATCAATCTGTTCGATCCCTTTGCTGACCCAAAGCAGCAGTGGCTTCCACTGCTCAAGGATGCTCAGGCGAAGAGCGACTACGAGACCATGACGAAGATTGCGAAATCTTTCGTCCGGAAAGACCTGTCGATGGTTGATCGTGCAGATTTTGTAATCGCCTACCTGCCACACATGGTTCCCACGACCGGCACGCATCACGAGATCATCAACAGTTCAAACAGCAAGAAACCCACAATCTTGATCTGTCCGGAAGGGAAGAATAAGGTTCCGCTCTGGTATTATGGATTCATTCCACATGAAGTCATGTTTGGCTCATGGGAAGAGTGCTACAAGTACCTACGAGAGATCAATGCGGGCCTGCACAAAGAAAACCATCGCCTCTCTTACATTTATGGCTTGATCTAAAAGCCTTCATGTATCCAATCAACAATTGGTGACGTTTGTGCTCGGACGGGTCTACGAGCACGAACACTTCTTGTTGGCAAGTGTTCACTCTTTAGCCATTCTATAAATTGAGGGAATGTTCCGCCATTGAGAGGGTATCCGACGTAATCATGCATACCGGATACAATGCCTGAGAATTTGATCTCAAAGAAATCAAAGTCACCAATCATCTGAGAAAATTGGTAAGACGTAACAAGTGCTTCGTAAAAGACTGTAACTGACTCTGGCTGTTGAATAACAAGATGCATTCGTTCATCAAAAAGAGTTGGTAATTCAATTCTTTCGTTTGGCCGAGTCAAGATACTTGCATTAAAAGAAACATCTGTTCTACCGGGGATTTCGATGGTCTCGTTCCATTCCCCAAGATTGTTGGTCAGATAAGTTTGATTGAAATTGACATTTGCTTCAAACTCCCAACAAATGCCTTCCACAACGGTAACGCCATCGGCGTTCAATAATAGCCCTTTGTTGCTTGTCATTTGTCACCTGATACAGAATCCAACAATACCTTTGAATATCGCTCCGGCCTCGACCGCTTGTGCAATCCAGCCAATCTTAGAGAATTCGAAGGTTTCGAAGTCGTAGAACTCTCCGACTTTCTTGAATAGTTGCTTGTGAAACAACCACCCATTCAAAGAAGAGTTCCAAACATCCAAATTTGTAGAAGTTGGATACAAAATATCGTCCGGAGACTCTCGAAACGGCAACATTTTCTGGCTCAGATTGGATCGGATTCTCGTACCTGCGTAAAGAACCATATTCCAATCACACTTAGCGTATTTGGCCCCTTTGTTTAACATTGAGCAGATCGTATCTGATTTGGCCCGATACGAAGTGCAAACTTGCCCAAATTGATTCTGAACAATAGCATCCTTCGTTGGAGGGATCACGCATACAACATTCTCTGGATTCACGTATGTTTGTACTGAATCCAGAGTTTTTGTAAGATCAATGATCTTCATCGAAGGACAAAGAACGATAAAGCCTAAATCATGAAAC